CCTCAGATTTGGATGCGGGAGCCAGGGTAACCACCATGCGGATAGTCAGAAATGCCTTGGGACTGGAAGCGGATCTTGCAGCTATTGAACCGCTTGCCGCAAACATCAGAGGTGCTGACGCCTACAGCATTGTCGTTCACGTCAAAAAAACTGCCGCCGGTGTAGCCGCACTCAGGACCGCGATAGACCCACGGGCAGTAGTCCTGCACTTGCCGGCCAGGGAGTTGCAGATTGGTGAGGTCTAGTTTGCTGACCAGTTCAAATTCGACAAGCTGGATATTTTCCTTTGATACACGGTCGATGTACCAGACCTGATCCTCAAACTTGGCGGTTGGGTCGGCAGTTGGGTTGACGCCACCAGGGAAGTTGACGGCATCAAGGAATTTCTTGCAGGTGCGGATGCGCGTAACCTTGGCCTGCAATGGGTTGTAGGTCAGCAGCAATGCCGAGATCGCGCCAGTGACGTTGGCAATCCGCATGGTGGGACGCGGCAACGTACCTTTTGAAGTCAGCTCGAAACCGTCTACTTCGATGGGCGCAGCGCTGTAGGTAATACCTTGGAACACCACGTTGCCAGTCAAGGCGTTGGTGCCGGCGTGGTAGTAAAAGGTGGTGTCAATACCGTTGACCGCCAGCGTAAGCCGCAGTTGAAACAGCTCGATAATGGCTGATGGATCCAGCTTTTGGATCTCGGTTTGAATTGATGTTGGTGTCGTCATGCTTCAAATACTTGCTCAAAAGTGGCAGTGATTGTATTGATATCTGCAAGATCGAAACTGCGATTCCAAGATCGACACACCCACTTGTATGCAGTTGCCGAATTAATTGGCGTCCAGTCAAAGCTTTCTGTGCCACCGCGAGCATCAAAGAACGCTTCAATTGCTGTCGCGTCGGTATTGCTCTTAGCGCTCCAAGTCAGATCCCATTTCTTGGGATTTTGATTGATACCAAATTGAACACGTTGCTCGTAACCATCGCCAAACTTGATGGCATTGACAACAGGTTGCGATTGCTTTTGAACGCCAAAGTCAGGCGTGGTGCCACCGGTGCTGGTGCCAACAGTGGCGTCGTTAAAAGTAGCCATTACGCAAGCAAGCCTCCAGGACGACGTTGTTTGATTAATTCTGCCTGCACAGCAGCACCAATTACCTTGCCAAGCTGGTTGGCCTGACCGCCGTTACCTTCAACGCTAGAGCCACTGGCGTCTACGTTCACCACAACGCTGCCCATATCTGAACCACCCTTCATGGTTACAGGAATTGTGCGGCCATCAGGCAGCGGTACATAGGCTTCAGGACGGCTCCCTTCGCCGTACATGGCGAGCTGAGGACCATAAGCAATGCCGCCGGTGCCATAACGCTTGAGTTTCATTGGACCGCTAGGAGTCATAATGCCGCCCATCGCGAATTTGAAACCACCAGTAAACGCAAGCGGGTTGAACGATGTAGCGCCCATGTTGTACTGAGAAACACCAGCTAAAGGCGAAACAGCAGATCCGGTCGCTCCACCAAGGAAACCCAGTGAACTCATAATTGTCTTAAGAACAAATTGCTGAATAATCATGCGTGCTGTCTGATTCAAAATTTCAACAGCAAATGCTTGGTAATTAGCGGTGCCGGTTGTCGCAAGATCAACAATTGAATTTTCTACGCCCTTAATTCCTTGTTCAGCCAGTGACGCAAAAGCCTCACGAACAGTACCAACATTATTTGCGTAACCAACAAGACCGTCTTTCAAACCACCCATCACGTCAGCGTTGTACTGCATCGCACGGGCGTTCTCGTACACCTTTTCAGTGATACTACGGAAGCCATCTTCAGTAGAAGCAAACCAGTCGGACATGGCCTGACCGGTCTCACCCTTTGCAAGTTCATTTGACGCTTCTTCAAGTTGTTGAAGAGCCTGAATCAGCGGACCTTCATTGAGGTTGCCGCCAGCCTGAGCGGCTTCTCGTGCAAGATTAAAAACTTTTCGTGCAAGATCATCTGTTTGCTTGCCAGCTTCCCTGACGGACTTGTTGTAATTGCTTTCAATCTTTTCCCAAGCAGTTGCACCCAATGCCTGCAGTGCTTCAACCGTTTCGTTGATTTTGAAATTCAGTTGCCGCTCAAGTTCGCCGGCTTGACGCGTGAGGTCATTGCGGCGCTCCAGCAGGCGTTCTTGACGCTTGGCTTCCTGTTCGGCTTTTTTGCTTCCATCGCCACCAGCGCCGTCAGCGGTGATGCCGGGCAGTCCACTGGGACGTGGTGTGGTTCCTGCTCCAGCGGAAGGAATCCTCGAACGCTCTTGCCGCAATTCACTTTGCAGTTGAGTCAGCAAACCGCGCCGGCGGGCAGTCATTGAATCTGCTGGTCCCGCAAGCAAGGAAGACTGCTCTCTGATGCGACGCTCTAAATCTCCAATTCGCTCAGGATCGTAAAATTTCATGCCCATAAAACGGGCAAGTGCATTTGCAGCTCTGGTTATTGCATTAACAATGTCTGCAAAAATTGTTTGAAATGCAGCGCCAATAGGTGCCAGTAAGCGACCAACACTTTCACTCAATTTCGACAGCGAAGCCTGCAGGCGATCACCAGCAGATTGCGGTCCTTGCGCAATAATTTCTGCGCTTTTGCCGTAACGCTTGAACAGTTCTTCCGCGAACTTCTGGAAGTCCTGTAGCGAGACTTTGCCGTCTTCAAGAGCCTTATCCAGCTCCTGCGGCGTCATGCCAACAGACTTGGCAAACAGGGTGAATGCACCGGGCAGACGCTCGCCAATCTGCTGGCGAAGTTCTTCTGCACTAACCTTGCCCTTGCTGAAGACCTGAGCCGTAGCACGGAGTGCGGCCTCCATGTCCTGCAGGCTGCCGCCAGTGCCGCGAATACCAGCGGCAATACCAAGGAACGCCTTTTCGGCATCACGTACATTGCCACCAGCGCCAAGGACAGAGGCAGATAGTTGCGTGAACTGACGCGTGATTAGTTCTTGAGGAATGGCTAGCCGTTGACTGGTTGCATTGATAAAGTCAAGAGCTTTTTGGTATGAAACCGAATCTTCGGTAACCAGCTTCAATGCCGTTCGTTGTCTTTCAATTGACGCGGTATAGCTGGCCAGCCCCGCAACCTGCTGCCCCATCATTCCGGCTTGGGCGCCAATCGCGCCACCAGCAGCCATGCCAGCAAGGCCGAACGGTGCGCCAGCCAGAGCGCCAACAGCACCAAGCGGACCACCAAACACACCAGCAGCAGCAACCGTGCCAGCGCCCCTAGCAAGCCCCATCAGGCGACCAGTGCCACCACCGGGCTGTACTTTTTTCAGTTGTGCTTCAAGCTTCGCTGCTTCAGCGTTTGCTTGTTTGAATTCAGCAGTTCCAATCTCAACGCTATTTGCAATCTCACGCCATGCATTTGCATAACCTTTGAGATTATTGATGCTGTTTGCAGAAGTCTGCTGAATCTTTCTCAGTTCATCAGATACTTCTTTGAAATTGACATTCGCAGCCGCAGCTTGTTGTCCCAGATTCTTGAAGCTGCCAGACAACCTCGTGAGCTGCTCACCGCCCTGTTGCTTGATCCTCAGCAGCAGCTCAGTGGTTTGGCTCATTTGCGTTTGCTGTTCAGAACGGCTAGGGCAGCCATTTCCATCACCTGCACGCCTTCGAAGATGGCAACAGGATCCTTGACTGAATACAGCTTACAGAGCCATTCCAAACTCGGGTAGATCAGTCCCGTCAATCCAGCCATGCTCGTGTGCCATTGGGTCGACATGCGGATGAACATCAACACAACTTCCCAGTTCTCCTCCCAGATTTCACAGTCCTGCTGTGCAGTTTGAAGACGTGCAGCGGCGATCTGCTCCTCGCTTGCGCCAAGAGCCTTCAGGTCGGCCTCACGTTCGTCTACAACGCCGCCTTTCGCCCAGTACTCAGCGGCGGCCTTTAGTTTTTTGCCGGCGCTCCAGTGACGCTATCGGCATACGCCTGAATCAAAGCCTTCATGACGTAAGGGTCGTCACACAGCTCCTTCTTGTTCTTTTGCGTAAAAGCAATGTCTTTGCCGTCTTCGTCCTTGATGCCATCCCAGCTTTCAAGGATCCCATCAACAAGAGCATCATCACCCTTATTGACAAGATCGTTGAAAGCAGAACGGCTCATCTTTTTAAAGACTGCATCAAACGTCTGTTTTTCAAATTTGCCGCCATCAATAGGTGTTTCTACTGTGACCGGCCACTTGTAGGAAGCAGTCTTCTTGAGGACGAAGGCCATGAACAGAGATCAGGTGAACACCAGCGAAGCTTCGTTGTTGCCAGCCGTGGTGGGCAGAGCCAGGTACGGCATGGACAGCGCGATTACGCCGTTAGTATCAGCGTAGCTGCAACCGGTGATGTCTGTCTGCGCTGCGTTCAGCGTGACGATGTTGCCAGCGGTGGCGCCCAGCACGAGGCTGGTGGAACCAGTGGCAGAAGCAACAGCCTTGGCAAAGAAGTCGGTGGTGCCAACAGCAGGAGCCTCGATCACAGCCGTACCACCAGGGGCGCGGTTGGTGATCAGCACTTCCTGAGAGCTAGCGGTCTCCTTGTACAGCAGCTCGTTATTGAGCGCCATGTCAAATGACTCAATCCGAGAGCTGGTCACGCCATGGAAAGTGGCGGTAGTCACGTTTGTGTCGTTGACCTCAATGGCAGCAGCTTGGTTAGCAACAGTGAAGGAGCCAGACAGAGCGGTGCCGTCAGGGGCGTTGTAGATGCCGATGAACTGGAAGCTGGCAACAGCAAACTGACCAGCAGTCAGGTTGAAGCTCACAGTGCCGCGTGCGCCGGTGATCTTGTGACGGGTGCCGTCGTAGAAGCAATAGATCGTGGCGGAGCTAAAGCTGCTGCTTACCGGGGCGTAGGTCACCGAGGTGGAAGAAGCAATCGTCTCGCTCAGGCCGCAGGACTTCAGCAGCGGACCGAAGGCAGGAGCAGTACCAGCAGTGCCAGAACCAGACAGCTCAACATCAAAGGTCACGCTGACGCGCTTGTTGGCAACCAAAGTGCCACGGGTGCTGTTACCAAGGAAGCCTTGATAAGAAGCCGCTTGAACGTTGTCCGACTCAATCGGAGTTACTTCAAGGTTGGTAACTTGAACCGCGTCAGAACCGCCGACAGGACTAGGGTCAGTCCCATAGGTTGTCTCAATCTTCGCGATCAGAAACTTCTTCCGAGTCAGTGCCATCGGTGGTAGGAGCGGCGGTTTCTGTGATCAGTGTAAGCTTCCCAGACTTAGGGTCAAACAAATAGCTGCCGCCCACTCCGGGATTGGGAACTTCCCTTTCAATCTTAGCCATGATGTTAGGCGCTAGTTAATGAAGTCCTGCTCGTGCGATACCGCACAAGGAAGTCTTGGCTAATAATACCCAAAGGCACATCAGCTTCATAAAGACTGAAGTCAGTACGGTCAGGTGTCAAGTCAAGTGCATAACCGTTGACGGTTTGATCGGCCATCAATTTTTGATGCACCTGCTGCGTGTAGGTATCTGAAGTGTCGTCTGGGATGGCAGCACGAACAAGGGTGGTGATCCTGACCCGCATCGTCCAGTCCAACTTGTCGTAAAAGTTGGTGTCAATCGGTTGATCGTTGACGGGTTCGACGATGACAGCAGGCACTTCTCCGCGTGCCAAAGGCTCCACGCGGCTGCGATAAACCGTTGCACCGGTGATGCTGCTCAGGTTGCTCGCGATGCGAGCAAGAATCAATTCGCGACGTGTGTCAGCCATGATCAGGCAGAGGCGACTTGAACAACGGTGCAGATCACGCCGGGAATGCTCGGATGAGCGTAAGGACTGGTGGCTGCTGCCTCAGCGTGAATGTAGGCAGCAACGTTTGATGTTGCCCAGATCAACTCCAAGTAATCACCGGCAACAACTGGCAACACAAAATTGACGCAGCCGATCACGTTGCCGTCAACGTTGCCATGCTTTGCGATGATGCTGAATCGGCTGTCGCTAGCCGGCACGTTACCAGCGCTGCCTTCGTTGTTCTTGCGCAACCAAACGTTGATATCGTGAATGCTGTTGTCCGTATTGCTGAACTGAATTGAGAACGTAATGCTGTAAACGCCAGCGTGATCAAAGGTGATTTGAGTGCCGGAAACAACGCGAATGCCGCGACTACCAGTGTCACGTTGACGCAGGTAAATCGATGTCGGCGTATTGGCAGTTGCGGTTTGCGAGGTCTCGTCCCAGAAAGACGCCCAATAACCAGGAGATGAGAAATACGGAAGCCGACTCCAAGTTGAAACACCATCTCCGATCTTGAGATTATTTGTTTGTGTCTCAATGGCGGCTTCACCCGGAAGCAACACAGGATTTAATGCCGCCCAATTCGCTCTGGTATTGACTTTGAAGACGCTGCTCATGACCTCAAAGTCAGACTTTGCTCAATAGTAATTCTGAAAAAACACCGTCATCAACGGGGCGATTCTCACGCACGGTGTAAGACACGGAATCGACTGTAATAGAAGTGCCGCGAGCGGCAGTGCTGACATCAGAAGTTTTTGCCGTAAGCAAGTACTCCCGAGACAACGCCATACCGCCCGCGATCACATCCATAGGCGAATCCACAATGCCAAGAAACGCAGTACCAGCACCGATTTGGCAGGTAACGCCAAATTCAGCAAGGAACGCATCTGGCAGTTCTGGAAACGCCATCAGGATCAGTTGCCGTACTTCTTGCTGTAAACCAGCGAGACGCCGTACACGAACACAGGGTTGGTGCCAGCTTGAGTACCGACAGCACGCACATAACGGCGCACATCGTTGGAGTTGATGCTGATCTTCTCGAAGGCAGCAGCAGCGCTAGTCACCTCGGTGAAGGTTTTACCGGTGATGTCAGCCCAAGCAGAGTTGTCAGCCGAATCCTGAAGTTTGACGTTCAGGGTAGGAGTGGTGCCGCTACCAGCTTCGCAATCGAGGATCACGATGGCTTCGCCTTCAGCATCGTTCGAGCCTTGCAGATCGAAACCGGTGCCAGTGGCGGTAGCAGTACGGGAATCAGCAGCCAGAAGGCTCTGGATGTAGGTCTTAGACCCGAGGTTGTGGATCATTGGTCTTTCTCCGTTTGGGAGCGGGTTTGCTTTGAACAGGATCCGGCTGCTCGTCAGCCGTAACAACAACTTCCTCGATGATGGGAGCGGGAATGGCCTTCTGAATACCGATCAACAGCAAAGCTGATTTGTAATCGGTTTCTACGCAATCACCAACTTTTACCTGCTTGAGGTCAACGATGGTGTCACGCAGCATCTGAATGCGCATTACCCGCTCCCTAATCATCAGGACAGCTTGCAGATGGACTCAGGATGACGGATGGCCACGTCATAGTCCTGCATGGCCACCACACGCACGGTGCCGGAAGCGGAACCGGTGTAAGGATCAACCATGATGTCCAGACCGCTCCAGAAGCCGATCAGGATGTCGCTGAAGTTAGCGAACACCGCAGTGTTGTTCGGCATGGAGTTGGACACATAAGCCGGGTAACCGTTGATGGTGTTGTCGGCTTCGTACACGAACTGAGCCGTGTTGGTGGCTTTCTCGGTGGTCTTCAGAGTGCCGCGCAGAGCGGAGTTCATCAGATAGCCAAGGCTGCCCAACAGGGCATTGTCGGTGCTAAGAGCGGCTTCAGCGTTCACGTAATCAGCAAACGTGGTGTAGCCAGACTCGGTGTTGATGCCGGTGACGTTCAGGAAGCCCAGCGGATACGAAGCAGCGCCAATACCGTTGATGGCTTGGTTCTCAACTTCGATGGCAATCTGTTGAGCCAGATCGCGACGCACCAGGTTCTCGATGTCGATGCTGGACTGAAGCAGCAGACGACGCGAGTAATCGGTCAGCGCACCAAT